TGAATTGGTGCCCGTCGTCTTGGATTAGAAAAAGGCCAACGCAAGATGATAATACGTGTTATTTCACGAATGGTTCAGCGGTTAATTTTCGTTATGTGGCTCAGCGAGGTAAGACAACGCCGGATGGTACGACCAGTAGCAACTTGCTATCGGCGACCTATGACTGGATTGGCGTGGATCAAGTTGAAGACCCCGGCATTACCCATAAAGATTTGCTTGACCTTATGGGTCGGCTTCGCGGGCAGACACCTTATAGACCAGAAGGGGAAGAGGATATATCTATGCCGTCAAATGGGCCGCGTTGGATGCTCTTGACGGCGAACCCAAGTCCGAACTGGTTTTATAAGGAGATTGTTTATCCGTATCTGCAATGGAAGAAGTACGGAACGAAGAGTGATAAGTTGCTTGTCGATGAAGAGACAGGCTTGCCGTTAATGGAGCTATATGAGGGCAGTACGTACACGAATGCTGCGAACTTGCCAAAGGACTATATCAAAGGTCTAGAGGCAACGTATAAAGGGCAGATGCGTAAGCGGTTTTTACTAGGGGAGTGGGCTGCTTATGAGGGACTTGTCCATGCTGACTACAGCCGTGAAGTGCATGTTCTTACGCGAGACCAAGCGGAAGGACACCTTGCAAAGTGTCTCAAACGTCATGTCAAGGTACAGGTTATTGAGGGATACGACTACGGGCTTCAGAGTCCTAGTTGCTATTTACTTGCTTTCGTTGATGAGTATGGTCGGGTGGTTATCTTGGATGGGTTTTACAAACCGAATTTCCACTATACAGATCAGCCAAACGAAATCTTTAAAATCAGAGGAAAGTACGCTGGACTTATTGAAGCCACTGAGCGGATCAACGCTGATCCCGCCATCTTCAAGCGAACGGTTGTTGCTGGAAAGAAAGATACCGGAGAGACCGTTGCGAAACTACTTGAAGAAGGAGATATTTACTGTCGGCCAGCGACCAACCATATCCTGCCGGGTATCGCAAAGGTAAATGCGTATCTGAGTGGTACAGAATGGGCACCGCATATCTTGACAGGAGAGAGGCCGGGGCCGCTGCTTTATGTTGTGGATGACTTAGAGTGGTTTGATGATGAAATCAGTAACTATTACTGGAAGAAGAACCCACTAGGACAGTTGATTGACGAGCCACAAGATCATGGCGATCACGCTATGAATGCGTTAAAGTACCTGTTGGCTCACAGACCGCATCCTAGTAAGATTATTGTTCCGACTAGTGCGTTGCCTCCGGGTTGGATGCGGTGGCAAGAGTATGATACAGACAAACACGGCAACATTGTTGTGTGACTCACACGGAGGCTAAAATGGACTTCGCAGAAGCTTTGGATACGATCTGGAATACGACGCCGGTTGCGACGAGAGAAGCAATTAAGAAGGTTGCGCCGGACATGTTTCGGCATTTTAATATGGATACGCCGCTTGTTATCTGTCATTTCATGGCTCAGATAGGGCATGAGAGTGGAAATGGTAAGGTGACAAGGGAGAATATGAGCTATAGTGCCGAACGGATCATGGAAGTTTTTGGTGTTGGGCATCATAGTGCTGCTGTGACACCGCGAGAGGCTAAGTTACTCGCACGTAATCCTGTTGGGTTGGCTGAGCGTGTGTATGGACTTGGCAATCCGAAGAAGGCAAAAGAACTTGGTAATATCAAGCAAGGTGATGGGTATCGATATAGAGGCAATGGTTTCTTGCAGTTAACGGGTAGAGGATCACACCGCAAGATTGGGCAGATGATTGGTCTAGACTTGGAGACCGATCCGGATTTGTTGCTTCAGCCGGGCAATAGTTTTATGGCAGCTTGTGCGGAATACGTGAATTTAAAAGCGTATAATGCGGCACTAGCAGACAATATTGAGCTTGAAACTCGTCGTATTAATGGTGGATATAACGGTTTAGCCGAGCGAAAGGTGCTTTTGAGACGCTGGAAAGAGGCTCTTGATGGTATTCAAGCTCCTGCATGGGCACCTAGAGGGGCAGAATTGGACAAACCGAAGACGCTTATGACCACTAGTGAGGGCGTTTTGGGTACAGGAGCAACGGCGGCAGGAGGCGTTACTGTGTTTACACAGATTATGTCATATGTGAACTCATGGAATGATACTGTATCTGCTGTGCAGGGGAATGCAGGACAAATCGTTGAGACTGTTAAGGTAGTTAAACCGTTTTTTGGTCTCAACGCACAGACTTGGGGGATTGTAGGAGCAACAACTGGGGTATGTTGTGTATTGTTGCTTATCGGTGTGTTGGTTTTTAAGTTCCTCAAGCTAAGGAAAAATGAGGTATGATAAGTAGTATCGTCGATCAAATCCCATGGTGGGTTTATCTTGGGGTGATGATTGTTGGAGCAGGAGTAGCTTGGTATTTTCTTGCTCCGATCTTGTTGCCTTTATGGAAGCTCATGCCGAATTGGCTCAAGGTAACACTTGGCGTTATTGTGGCGGTGTTTTTGGCGTTTATTAAGGGCAGGAATACAGGCCACAGTAACGCTGTGAAGGAACAGGAGAAGAGAAATGCGGAAGGTGAAGCTAAACGAACTGAGTTACACAATGAAATTGAGCGCCTTCCTAGTTCTGATGTTGATGATCGTTTGTCTAAGTGGATGCGCGACTAGTGGAGGTTGGCGATACATTAGGCCGTCAAAGCATGATGTATTGACTGAGGGAACGAAGAAGCAGATACTTGAACATAATGAGTTCTGCGAGTTGCAACACGCTTGTAAATAAATCGTGTGACTCACACGGAGGGGAAAATGGACGAGGATCAAGCACGCGAAGGTGAAGACGATACCAACATTTATGATGTTGATAAGCCTGTTCAACAGAAAAAAGAAGACGTGCAACCTCTTTATCGTGTGTTTAAGGGGTCGAAAATACCTGTGTCCAAGAGTACAGGTAAAATGTGGAAGGCGCGTATGGACGCGGCAGTAGCTGCGTATGATGTTATTTATGGTGTGTGGAATGAGTGTTTTGCTTACTATAATAATCATCAAGGTAAAAGTTTGAATACGCCGCGTGGTGTATTTAAGCGTGGGGATAGCTCTGAGAATATTGTGTACAGCAATCTTAATGTGATGCTTCCCGCTGTATATAGCAAAGACCCCGATATTACGTGTAATACGAATGATGAAGGGGATAGTGATTTTGCAAAGACGTTACAAGCTGTGTTGAATGCTTTCTTTACAAGAAGGGGGCAGCTTAATGCGAAATCAAAATTCAAACGGGCTGTGGGTTTTGCTTTGCTTACCAATTTTGGTATTCTTAAAATCGACTGGACTAGAAAAGACGACTCTACTGAGATGGCAAATAAGCAATTACAAGAGATTAGCCAGAGGCTCGTGGAGGCTAAAACGACACAGGAACTCGAAGAGATTTATGGACAAATCGAAGCTCTTGAAGGTTCAATGGAAATCTTCACGAAGTCGGGGCCGGGAATAAAGAATATTCTGCCGCAGAATTTGATTATTGATCCGAATGCAGAAGATGACGACGGCTGTGATGCAGCTTGGCAGATTGAGAAAGCGTACTTTCCAACAGCGTTTTTGACTGCAAAATATACACAACCGTTTGAGGGTGAAGATGAAAAGGATGATAAGACTCGATCACTTGTTTATAAACCAACGCATATAGCGTCATTCGACAAGGCTGGAAAGCGGAATGATGGGCTCGGTATGGTGCTTAATGCGCTTGATGCAAATCAAGTAACAGAGCACCAAAATGAAGAACGTACAGGTTATATGAACTTGTACTATACAGAGTGTTATATCGTTTGGGATAAGATGACGAAACGTGTCTTCTTGTTTCATGGAGATGATTGGACTTGGCCGCTTTGGGTATGGGACGATCCGTTGAATATTAGTCGGTTCTTTCCGTATTTTATTGTGTCCTTTGGTATGAGTACAGGAGGTACAGTCAGTGTTGGCGAAACCGCGTATTATCTTGATCAGCAAGACGAAATTAATGATATTAATCGCCAAGTTGCCAAAATCCGGCGAACTGTCTTCGACTTCTTTTACTATAATTCAGATGCCTGTACTAAAGACGAAGTAGAAAAATTCATTAATGCTATTCGAGGACAAGGAAAAGGTGGCACGAATGAGCATATTGTAGGTGTTCGTGCGGGTGAAGGTAAAATTGCGGACCTTATTCAAGCATTTGTACCGCCACAGCTACAAGCAGAAGCTCTGTTTAATAAAGAACCTATTATTAATTCGATCAATCGGATTAGCAATACGAGTGATGCGTTAAGAGGTACACAGTTTAAGACAAACACGAATAAAGATGCTGTACAGACGTATCAAGATGCAGCACGTATGGCAGTAGGAGCTAAGATTGACGTTGTAGAAGACGTAATCTCAGATATTGCTAATTCATTTGCTGAAATTGCGGTTCAAGTACTAGATCAGGAAGAGGTTACTGGTTTAGTAGGTGAAACGCTTGCAGCTAATTGGGATAATATGACGCTAGAAGAGTATACG